GTAAGAATGCCGTATTTATGCGGATTCCAACAATTTATTTGTGACCAACATGTGACTAACCAGAAAATTCTTATCATTCCGAATTTGATGCAATACAATGCAAAGAAGCCCCAAGGATTAACTCCAAGGGGCTTGAATTTTATACTTTTTTAGATTGCAATCAAATCTTTCCAGGTCTTCTCCCCACACTCTCCGTCTACCACCAGTACTCCGTTTCTGGATTTCTGGTAAGCCTTAAGCGCATAGATGGTGTTCCCATCTGCTTTTCTGGATAAGCTCAGTGCTTTTCCGCTTTTTCCTTTAAATCCTCTTGCGATCAAAATCTCCTGCAGTAACAGGACTGATGTTCCTTCACTTCCAAGTTTTACTAATTTTGGCTCAAACATATAACCGGCTCCTTTCGATGTGGTTGTTGACGGCTTTGTGCTAGTTGATGGTTTTGTAGTGGCTGAACTATTACTAGCTGTTTCTGCCACGATGCTCCAATCAGGAGTACAGAATTTTGTTCCAGGCATCTGGCTATTGAGATAACTCTTTGCACAGACGCCACCACCATTTGCGATGATTCCAGATGCACCAGAAGTATTGCCCTCGATGGTATAGAATCTGTCTCCGATCACAGCTGTTACGATACCTGTGTGAGTAAATGTTCTATTATGGTAGAAGATAACAATATCACCAATCTTTGGATTAGCATTCCTTATAAACAGATTACCGAGTGTCGGGCAGTAAACATAAGGCCAGTGTTTCAACAGCTTCTTTGCTTTCTCCTGTCCGAATGCTTTCATAAAGCACCAACTCACGAATGCTGCGCACCATGGCTGTCCTTGATATGATGGCTTGATGTCTCGCCAGTACTTCGTATAGTTGTTCGAACCGGCATTCGCAGTCTTACTGTCAAGCTGACTGTTACTCTTCTTTTCGAGATATCCGATTTCATTCTTAGCAATCAGAATTAGTTTATTAATCGCATCTGTCTTTGACATTTTGTTTTCTCCTTTCTGTGTCGTTCCTCTATAGTCCTTGTAGAACACATCCATGTCAACATTTCCATTAATTCCTGAGACTTTTCCTTTACTGGAATACTGCCAGCCTACACCGACGGACGGACGTAATCTTTCCTGTACAGAACCGTTGTCATTGGCGGGATATCGAGCAATCCAACAATCATACTGTTTCAGAGCATCTGACAGAACATTATTGTACCAATCCAGATTGCAGTAGATACCAACTTTATAACCGGCTTTCTTAATTCTAGTCAGAAACGCTACTGCAATATTCTCGATAGCCTGTTTTCCAAGGCTTCTCTGCTGACTCCATTCAAGGTCGTAGAACACTGGAAAGTCCAGTCCACGACCACCAAGAACGGAAAGTACGTCCTCAGCTTCATCAATCGCTTGTGCCGGTGTTAAAGCATAACTGTATTTGTACCCACCGATAAGAATTCCATTGGATTTACAACCTTTGTAATTATGTTCAAAAGATGTATCAATTCCAGATTTCTGATGAATTCTTAATATCGCAAACTTGATTCCAGAATTTTTAACTTTCGTCCAATCAGGTTTTCCTTGAAAAGATGATACGTCAATACCTTTGATTTCTGCCATAATATTATCACTCCTTCTTAAAATTCACCGAACTGTAAAACAAGAAATGCTGCATCGGTGCTGTGCGTGTTTGCGGTGGGGTTGATAAAGCCTACCTTCAGGCTGCCGGCAATAGCTGAGCAGCTTGAAGGTGCAAGCCATCCGCTCGCAAGGCATACCGGAACAAATACGGTTGCCCCATCAACAGCGTTAAATGCTGTGGTTATATTTCCTGTGGACGCTCCACTCGCGGTAGATGGAACTTTGAATTTGACCATTGTGGCTTCTAATAATTTCAATCCAGAAGATACACCAAAAAGCTCTTTTACCTGCGCCACGGTTGTTTTCTTTGCCACATTTCCCGTAGCTGTCAAGAAACAATCTGTATCTGCCGGTGCCGTGTTGTCTGCGAATGCGCCGATTTTCTTTACATTTAATGCATCTGCCATATTATTCACCTCTCATTTCTTTTATAATTTTTCTTAGTTCTTTGATATCCTCTTTTAGGTTGTCTATTTCGGATTTTTGCTGTTTAATCATTGCGAACATTGCCGGGATCATCATACGATAGTTCCAGTCTTCTATCTGATTGTTCACATGTGTAGCTGCCTGTGAAAAATGTTCTTCTACATCCTCCGCAATGAACATAGGCAGATAGCGTCCCTCGTTTTCGTCGCCTTCCGCAAGATAACCGTCTTTGTATTTCGCCCAGACTGGTTCTATTTTGTACCAATTATCAATATCCATTTCCGAAATGGCGTCTCCAATATCCTTATAGCGTTTGGACGAAGACGCTGCTCTGGTTACAGTTCCATCTGTCATAAGCAACAGATTGTAAGCATTCGTATTCTGCTTGACGTTTAGGAGCTTTGTGGCTTTCGATGTAAGGCTGTCAAGTGTTACCTCTCCCTTATAACATCTGAATTTGTTGTAAATTGTGCTGTAATTGTAATCACAAGAAAATGGACTATACGGATTCGTATTCGAATCAATACCATCATTTAGGATTATTGTAAATTCTTTATCAGCATTGATTTCAACAACATATTTATTGCCGTCGCTGCTTTTACGCCAATTTATTCCAATATCTAATTGTCTGATGATTTCTTTATTTTCTTCATCCCATATATACAGTTGACAACCGTTCTGATTGACTTGTGTAAATGCCAAGCTTTTATCATTTAGGTCGTAGCCATACATAAATCCTCTATTTTCCAAAATATTAATTAATCTTCCAGATTCATCAAACACTTTCAGAACACCATTTCCATTGTTTTTGCCTCCCAGCTTCAACAAACCGCCCATTGCGGCACTGAATGAAATGTACAGTTCCCCATCCGCACCCCTGTAAACGCCTTTCCATTCTCCATCATTGGTCAGGAGTTTCAAAATATCTTCCTGCGTCAGAGCCGTGACTTCTGTGATAACATCAAGCTTGACTGTGTCAATCAGATTCGTGGTTCCACCCGATGCGTACAAGCTGCACCGTAATCCTACGATATCTTTTGAGCCGACACCAATCAGTGAACCGTCGCTGTCTGCGACCAATACTCCATCAGAATCCGCAAAAATGTAATCTGCATAGTAGTTAACACTGGTCTCATCTGCTACACTCGAATAAGCTGTCTTCCATGTCTTTCCATCGGACGTTTCCTCAATAACAAATCTTCCGGCATAATCTGTTCTACCTGTGTTCTTGCCATCACGGTAGTACGCGCTAAATATCACAACATTTGGTGTTATGCTGTTTTCACTTTCTTTCTTCAGAATTGTAGTAGATGATTCCAACACGTAAGTTCTTCCGGGAGTACCAGATTTCTGCTTAGATACGCTGAATCTTTTGGTTATGGTGAGAGCATTCAGATACACTGCTTTGATGTCAACCCATACATTATCTGCCGTAACTTCGCTAACAGTATAAGTGTGCGTAGATTTATCCCAGATTCCGGTCACATTTTCAGATTCCGTGATCGTATAACTGCAATCGTCCGTTACGTCCATCGTTCCGTACATTACCTGTGCAGTGGTCTGCACCTGTGGAAACTCTCCGGGAATGTTTCCGTTCTCATCAGTAGAAATCGCCTGATACTCATTTGAAAGTGTCATGGTCATGTTCTTAGCTGCGGCAACATTTTCATCCAGTTCTTTAATTTTGTCAGACAGGCTCACGTCTCCAATCATCAGATATTCCGGGTTGATGTACACAGAATTTGTGTCCATGTTGACGGAAAAGATTATATTTCCTTGCCCGTCCTTAATAGTAAGCGCACCGGCGTTGATAAAATCCGCATTAATTCCCTCTGCGTATAACAATTTTGCTATCATGGTTCCGGTTAATTGGAAACCAAACGGATATGTTTTACCACCATCATTTGATACGCCGATTGCCTCAGATGTGATTTTGATCACATTTTTTGATTCTTCCAGAGTGCCCTTGTCGTGAAAATATGAGATTGTGCTTCCATCTTCTTGCTGAACATAAGTCGCAAAGAGTCCACTTCCGACAGAAAGAGATTCCTGCAACTTTTCGATTGCTAGCTCTCTGGCGTTTTTTTCTTTCTCAACAAGCCGACGTGCTGCAACGATTGCTTTTGTGACTCCAGAATAGTATAGACTCATTCCTCTGATCGGATCGTCAGCCTGTGTTTTTAGAGTAGTTTTCCCGTTAATTGTGTACGATACATCTGTTAGAGGAGTAACGTATTGGTTAAGATTACGATCATAGGTATAAGCCACGTCACCAAATTCTAACAGCGGATTGAACGCCATATCTCCTTGGAGATTTCTGAATTTTGCACCGATAATGGAATCACCAATCTGTGCTGCCACTGTTGCAAGATCGGATTCACCCACAAGATTGTTCTCCATGGACAAAATGTAACCGGAAGTTCCATATGTTTCAGAATTATCACCGCTTATTATATTGATTCCAGTTATCACTATGTCGTCGCTTGATACTGTCGGCATACTGATATAATCTTTGAGTTCAATGTTCGGAACAGCATCCAGATTCCATCTGACAAACTGCAAGCTTCCGTTGCTGTCAAGACGTGCGTTCGCGGTATCAAGCATGGCAGCCCATCCGAAAAGTTGACGATATGTCATATCTTTTGGGAGTTCATTGACAATCAGATTGCCATGCGCCATCTTCGAAAAACCAGCTGTGATACCAAGAGTACTGCATGCATCCCTCACCAGACTCTCAACCGTCTGTGGAAGAACCAGTTTTGTTGAGTGTACGGCATTGGTCTTGTACATATCATCCAAGGCGGTAAGATTAAGGATTTCACCGTACTGTTCTGGCGTTGTAACTGTATATACGCCTTTATCGATAGTCTCAATAGTATCGGCATCAATCTGCATTTTAAGATACGCATGGACTTTTGCCATATAGAAATAATAATCTTTCCACTGATCAGAAGTGTTATCTAACTCAAGCGTCATGGATTTGCAGATTACACATCCGATTGGAAAGCTGCTGCTTTCTGCACAATCAGAAAATGAGTTGTTACCACTCATAATTTCATCTTTTACGGTTTTTGCAGTTCCGTCAGGGAAAGTGATTTCCACTTCCTGCCAGACTTTTTCTCCGTTCTGTAGTTTTTGCTTAAATGCGTCTGATACATTAATCAAGCGGATCCACCCCCTGCATGTTACAAGATATCTTGGAATAGTATTCTTCACCAGGTGCTACACAAGCTATGGAAAACGTTCCCTTTCCAACATAGAATGATTCTGTACGCCAATCATGGTGCCTTATGGAGTAGTGATACAAATTAAAAGGATTCCCATGTATTATTGCGTTTATAAGTTCTTCTGCTTCACTCACTGGTATATTGCTAGCCTCATAGCTGTACTGAACAACCGTAAATAATGGAACTAATATAGCTTTTCCAAATTGCGTACGATCGCTTCCTTCGGAGTAAGTTGTTTCAAAATTACACGCCATATCCTTGTCTGGCTGAGGCATGTGCTTGCCATTTATCTTATACCTATCCGTTATAGATTTGCTCAATAATATAGATGCCATGCACTCGCCTCCTATGCCAGCTCAAACGGATTTCTGCCGCTTGTATCACGTCTCAACCTTGCTTCTTCAATGATTTCGTCAAATACTGTTCTTCGGTTAATCTGAGCGATAAAACGATAATTTCCACCGCTCTGCTGTCCACCAGTTTCCTCACGAACAATCTTTCTGAGCAGTGCTTCTGGCGTTTCAATGTTATTACCCTGCTTCTGATCTCCAAGCACAGCCAGAAATTCACTTCTAGGTGGAATAACCGCACCTTTTGCAAGATAAGGTACTGTTGGAACTCTCGGAAATGTTGCACTAAATCCGATTGTTTTCTTACCGAACGGTGTAGGTACTTCCCACGGACCGAAGGAAAACGCCGATTCAATTCCGCCAATCGCACTGTTGACAGTTCCGATCGCTCTGTTGACGATTCCGATGACCTTGTTCAATATGTTTCGAATGGTATCACGGATACCGCCGAAGATTTCCACCACTCTGTTTCTTGCAGATGTAAATTTGTTTACAATAGCATCGCGGATAGCTGCAACTTTATTTCCCACAATCGTCATGATATTCTCCCAAGTTTCTTTTGCATTGGCTTTCATACCATTCCATAAAGTTGAAGTCTTTTCTTTCATGTCACTAATTTTTCTGGTTGCCGCTTCTGCCATTTCTCGCGTCTTTGAAGTCACAAATTTAACTATCGAAGAAACGACATTTGAAACAAGCGTTCCTATCGCATTCAAAATTCCAGTAACGGTCTCTTTCAGATCAGAAAGAATCATACTTACACCTTCGCCCATTGTTTTAAAGAAGCCAACAACAGCAGATGCTACGATTCCTGCAACTTCTTTAATTTTGTCCCAATTTTTGTACAGTAGTACTCCAATTGCAATGCACGCCGTTACTGCCGCTATAAAAATTCCACCCGGCCCGATAGCCGTTGCGATAGCTTTAATGCCACCTATAATTCCACCAGAACCAGTCATCAATGCTATGAGACCTTTTGCAAAATCCATAACGGTTGTGATGCTTCCGCTGATACTTTTAGCCAGTACTGCGATCTTTTCTGCAGCAAATGCACCTACAAGAGCTGCGCCAAATGCTTCGATAATAGATTGATGGTCTGTAAAGAATCCAACCAAATCAGCAATTAAGTTAATCACTGTCGGAAGTCCTGCCTCAATTACCCATTTGAGCATCGGAAGAATAATGTTGTTATATATCCGCTCAAGGACATTTCCTATCGCTTCATACATCGGTGCCATTTTTGATGTCGAATTACTGATAGATTCTAGCAATGGATAGAAGTCCAAGTTTGCCGCCCATGTCGCTGTATCCTCTGCAATTTTTTCAACAAACTGCATAACTACTACAAGGGCATCTGCAATGTTCTGTATGATCTGCGTCCCAACATTGTTCTTATTCCAAGCATCTGCGAAGCCGGAAGCAATATTGCCGATAGTTTTAAGCACATTCTGAGCAATTCTCAGCATGGTCGTAAGCATTGTCGTGCCTGTGCCGTTTGTCCAGACTTCTACAAGGCTTTTGCCTACACTCTTGGCAAGCTTCGCAATTCCCGACAAAGCAATGTTTGCCGCATCAATGGTGTTCTTGCCCTCTTTTTTCCATGCGTCCTGAAATGGCTTCCAGAGCTTCTTGAGCAGATCAGCAAGTTTCTTTGCAGAATCGCTAATCTTGTCAAGTGCAGTTTCACCCTCTGCAAGATTGCCGTAGTCCACATTTCCTACTGAACTCGGAAGACCACTGTTACCTGCTCCACCGTTTCCACTAGATGAAGATGGCGTGGAAGATGAATTACTGCCAGTAGATGTGGCCTTGTGAATTTCATCAAGCGATGAAAGATAACTTTTTGTTTCTTTATTTGCTTTTTTCGTGGCTGCCGCATTGTCTTTATTGGCATCCGCCAATTTCTCTGCATTATCCGCTGCCTGTCCATACTGATCTGCTGTATCTGCAATCGCTCCTGTTCCGGCAAGTCCTGCTCCACTTCCACTTGTCTGACCAGATGATTTCTTACCAGTAATCAGTTCCGTAAAACTTTTAAATGCATTTGCTAGGGTTGCCAGCTTGCCAAGCAGAACATTAATTACTTTCAGTACAGGCGTAAAAATATTAATCAATCCCTGTCCGACTGTTGCTTTGAGAGACTGTAACTGCAACTGCATAACTCTGACCTGGTTCGCCCATGAGTCAGATGTCCTGATGAAGTCTCCAGATGCGGCTGATAACTGTTTCTGCACAAAAGCCAATCGGAGAGCAACTTTCTCCTGTTCGGTCATTTCAGATGTGGTTTTTCCGTAGCCGTTGGCAAGTGCATACTGGTCAAGCGCCGACTGGGTCATTACCACGCCAAGATCCTTGAGCGTTTCCGTTTCACCAGTAAATACGGATTTCAGCTTGATATAAGCCAAGTCCTGACTGATGTTGTAGAATGATGCTACGTCACCAGTCAGCTGTGTCAGAGCTGTTGACATGTCGTAAGCCTGGGCTTCGGAGAAGCCGAACGACTTAGACATTGCTCCGAACGTACCGACATACCTTTTTGCCATTGTTTCAGATAATCCAGCAGAGGTCATGGCGTTCTTCGCAAATTCGTTTACCTTGTCAGACATGGTGGTGAAAGTAACATCAACCACGTTCTGTACTTCTGTCAGGTCAGAGCCGAGTTCTACGCACTCTTTTCCAAACTGCGCTAATTTGCCAACAGCAAACGCTCCGCCAATCAGCAGGCCGATTTTTTTTACAGCACTCCCAAGGCCGTTAAATGACTGTTTTATAGCTGATACTCCGTTTTGGACGCCGGTTGTATCCATTCTGGTATCAATAATGACTGAGCCATCAGCAGCCATGTGTCCACCTCCTAACTATTTGAGGTTCAACATCTCATTCAGCGCATCTTTATACGCTTGCTCCTCGTCGCTGAGACGTGTTTTTATATTAATAATGCTCTTATTTTCCTGATAGAATTTCTTTTCCCATTTATCCAGACGTTCGCCTCTTGCCTTTTTTGACCGGATTCCAACAACTGTATTGAACAGGCACTCACCAGACTCCATAAAATATCCAAAAAACGTCCACCAATGCATATAAGGCACTGCTCTGATTTCTTTACCAGCAACCTTGTTCACCGCCGGAACGATCATATCTCCATCCTGTTCCCAGTCCATCAAACGGGGTTTTGGGTGGTTCGGGTTATCGTCCAACTGTCCGCAGTCGATGAACTCCGATGCTTTATGACAAGCTTCGTTCAGACATTCAGCCGGTATACTCTGCCAGTCCTCAAACAGGATCTGCAACATAACAACTGCTCTTGCCTGTTCATCCAGTTCCGGGTCGTTCATGGCTATGAGGATATCAATGATCGCTCGAAAATCCGTTCTGATAGAAAAATCCACCCCACTGATATTTAGTGAGGTGGGTAACTCATAGGCGGTCATTTTGCATACTTCTCCGTATACTTATTGACTGCTGCCTGCATTTTCTTTTTTCTCTTTTCAATTTCCGGCGCAATTGCTTCTGCGATCTTATCCAGAACGATATAAGCGAACACCTGACCATTGCCGAATACAGTGGTTGCTGTGATTGGCTCTTTAAACAGGTCTTTTGATGCTTCGTATCCGAGCAGATAGTTGATTTTGTCCTCGATCTGTTTATTGAGTTCAGCCATTTCTTTGCCGGAAGTGACTTTCTGGATAGAATCTTTGAGCTGTTCAAAGTACTCTCCCAGTTCCTCCACACGTGCTGCTACATTGATATCAGTCGGGTTAAGCTTGAAAGAAGAAAAAACTTCGTCTTCGTTGTTGGTAAACGTGAATGTAAAAATTCCATCATCAATTTTGGTATTAATTACTTTTGCCATTTAGCATATCCTCCTTGTGTATGTGCTTATTCACTGTCAGCTGTGAATGTACCGGAACTGATATCAAATTTTCCTTTTACACGTTCGCCAACATAGTTAACGGTAAACGGAATCTGATAGCCGGATGTATCACCGCCATAGGAGGTCGGAACAACATAACAATCCTGCTGGTATGCTTCATATTTGCCTTCCGTGGCTTCTGTCCAGAGATGAACCTCAACTGCTTTTGTTTTAAGGTTGTCATCTTTGAGGCGTCCATCTACGATCTTCTGCAATGCTGTGAACAGATCAGAAGTAGTGTCTGCATAAAACGGATCAGCGTCAGAAGAAACTTCATAGCCGTTATGTTTAAATGTGGATTCTCCAAGAATATTTTTAGATGTTTCGGTATCCGGGTTGAGTTCGATGTTGTACTCTTCCAGGTCCTTTCCAAGACGCTCATATTTTGGTGTCAGCCCTCCGCACAGAGAACCTGCATCAATATAATGAGCCATGTATTTACGGTCAATCTTGCCTGTAACTGCCATAGAAATGTCCTTTCTGCCTATAACTTTTAAAAGGCTGTGTAGGTTAGCGACTATCTCCGATTGATAGCCGGTTGTTACTTGTTATATTACTTCATAAGTGTTTTCGTAGCGTACTGATAATGGTAATAGCCAATCTTGTACGCCACTCTCCTGTGGCTCTAAACCATAGGAATTATCACGTGTGATACGTTTTATCGTTCGCCCCTGTGAAAGCTCTGGAAAAGCAGATAAGCGTGTCTCAGCGCCGTTTATGACAACTGGTTCCCGACATATCCATTTACCGAGACTGTCCAGAAACTTCTGAACAGATAACTTCTGCCGTTCTTTGTCGGATGCTGTTCGGTATACCACATAAAATGGGTACTGACATACCTGATGCATTACTCCGCATACATCTTCTTTTTCTGAATAGATTAAAGCCCCGTTATCTGCTGAGAATGCAATCCCGGATTCTTTGCCGAGTTCCTCGAATTTGATTGTTTCATTTTCGTATAGTCCCGGATACTGGTTCAGAAGTGCTTTCATGGCATCCGTTAGAATTTCATATCCGGTCGCATCTTTTCCGATAGGTTTATCCGCCATGTCTGCCACCTCCTGCCTGCGCTTTTACTTTGCGAATCCATGTACTGCCGTATTGTCGTTTAGCGGCATCGAACCACTTTGCTTGTGCCCGTGGGTGAGCCTGTTTGGTGTATTCAAGATTTTCCTTTACGGCTGTCTGACCAGAAAACTGACTGACAAGGACTTTCTTCGCATACTGCCGAGCGTAAGGACTTCCGGTCAGCTCGTCCACCATCGTTTTTCCAATATAGAGGAATCTGCCATAAGGCTCTGCCGCCGCACAAACAAAGCCTGTGCCTTGCATAGAGGAACTTCTTGCCCTTGTCTTATCGATAAAATCTCCTGAAATCATTGGCATAAATGGTACCATACTGTCCATAACCATTCCATCAAGGAGATACTGAGCTTCTTGATACTGTCTGGAGAACCTGTCCATATTCAGTTTGATTTTCATATCTCCATCGACTACGGAGAATCCTTTGAAATGATGAATCTTACTCATATTACTTACCCAGAATCTCAAAATATGGAATCAGTGTATACGGACCACCTACACTAGTGATCTTGAACACGTTATCCTTATTCTCGTTCATGTACTGATAGAATCCATTTCGGTAATCACTTTCGGTTACTGTTCCACCAGTCCACTCACCCTCCCAGAAGAACGATTCATCTGAGAATGTAATAGTATCCTCCAGAGCGTTGTTAATCTGTCTTTTCCACTCTTTAGGCGGTACATATGGGAGAATCTTTCCATTCTTGTCAGCAATGATTATATCGCCATTCTGGACAATATAACGGATGTGTAACTGTGCGTTGTCAGTTGCATCTGGTCCGTACTTTTTAAGGATTGCCCCTTTGTCCGTAATGAGGTCAACACCAGATAGTACATGAGGATACCAGTACGCATCTCTTGTTGTGGCACTTTCGTAATAGTTGAAAAGTGTAATTTTAGATGAATACATGATACCCTCTCCTTAATTATTCTTTCTGCACTGTCTGCTTAATAACCTGATTCACACCAGTAGCCGACAATCCGTTAAACATACCGACCGCAACCGCTGTAATATAATCCGATGCCGGAAAATCTGGGATAACTCCCATTCCGACTGCTCCGAGAATTCCGCCAATAACTGCCATGATTACCGGAATCCATTCATCAGAGATTCTTTTTGATGCTTTGCAGCCCATTCCTACGATGTAGCAAATCATAACAATTGCTATACATGAGCCTAATGTTGAAATGTCCATTATTTATCACCTCACATCAATTCAAGTTCATTGAATACTTTAAAAATTTTTGGTGACTGAATAGCAAACCAGTCAACCATTTCTTCGTTCGTAGCCCAACTTTCAGCTTTATTTGAACATGATTCAAGACCGGATTCAGCTAGGAACGCATGAATAATCTCATGTCTGACAACCTGTTTCTGATAGCTTTCAAGGTCTGCCTTGCTCCCAACCTGTCCACATGATGTTTTCATATCATCAACAACAATATCTTTTGTTGATGAATCTGTATATCCATCCATTTCTGCCAAGTTCGGATATTCTTTCTCGTTTCCGAACTTCACGCTCCATTCAGAGCCTAAGATATTAACCTTAAAATCCTGCATAAAGTATTGGTATCCCTTCATCCGTCCTTACTCCCATTAGAAGCGGTAACGCTGTTTTTAAGAGTAAGTCATTCGTTTTCTGTATATCTCCGGCGGCGGCATATACCGCGCTCCATTCCTTTGCGCTTGCCCCAATCTGCTGAGGTGTTGCATAAGAGATGGATTCGCTGCCGGATGATACAGATGTTACAATGCCTGTCGTGCCACCACCGGACCCGATTGCAGTTGACGTACCGCTCACAGCGGCATTAGTAGCATTCTTTTCAGCAAGCTCAATCTGATACATTAACTCAGCCAATGAGCAGACTGCCTTTTTGATGCGCTTCTGTGAACGTTCATCTGTCGGCAGTCCGTCCACCAGCCTGTCGGATGTCATTAAATCCACAAAATCACTGGCTCTTTCTGCCAGTCGTGGAAAGTCGGTTTCTAGCACGACTGAACCGAAATATGAAGTTGTGTAAAATTCATAATCTGCATAAGCCATGCCAGTTACCTCATAGTTAATCTACAGGTTCCACAGGAAAAGCCATTTCTCCTGATACCATTTCCACACCATCACCAGAAATGATAATCTTCTGGTGCGGATTGCAGTTTTTCTGAAACCATTCAACCGCTGTTTCCATAGCCTCTTTAAAATTCTTCATATCGCTCTCCATAGCTGCTCCTTATCATTTTGCTGTCACGCTTGCACTTCCGACATTCAGTGCTTTGTATGTTCCATCACACTCAACCACTGTGATCTTCTGTCCGGTTGTTGCCTTAATGTCAGCTTTTCCGTCCCAAGAAGTCCAGTTCCTGAGGTTCTGTCCATATCCAACAGTTACTGCGTCTGTTGCAACTTTGTATTTGTATACGTTGTTGGAGTTTTCCTTAGCCGGATTTACAGTGATTTTTGTATCACCAGTTGCTGTTCCTGCCACAGATGTTACTGTCAGAGTACCAAGTGTTGGTGTCTCATCAATGGTAATTACTGCAATTGCATCAATGTATTCCGCAAAAAGAGTAAGTCCCATAACCGCGAACGCTTCGGACACTGCTGTGTGATAGTTACCCTGTGTATGGAATCCGATCAGGTTTGTCTCGCCAGATACAGTATATACAAGTCCTGCTCTTGCGAAGTCAGATTCGTTCGGGTCAACATAGTAAAGTACGATGTTCTCAACAGGTGTAGCGATAACCTGTCCTCTCGGAATCTCACTGTCAGATAACAGGAAGATGGTATTGAATCCCATGAAATCTTTCATGTACTGGAATCCGAACTGGTTCTGAATAGTGATCTCAGCTGCGCCAAGGTATTCATATACGTCCAGAATGTTCACAAATCCAACAACGCCAGTCACATTTCTGTGCATCTGCTTGAATTTGTTTTCTACACGGCCCTTAGCCATTGCCAGAGCCATCTGGAATGTAGTTTCTGTGGAAGTAAGCGTACCGGTTTTCAGATAGTCATAGAATCTGCCGGTAACATCAGTCTGAAGCTGGAAAAGGAATTCATCATCAGTCATCTGAACAGCGTTCTCATAACCATGATCCTTGATTGCTTCGATAGATACAGCCTTTGCGTACTTTTCGATAGTCATTTCCGCATAGTCCTTTTCTTTTACAACGAATTTGCTGTAAGGGATTTCCTCACCCTCTTCCACTTTTCCGCTCTGTAAAGTACCCTCTGCGTATTTGGACTTGAGTACAGCACCCGGCTGTTTTTTGATAGGTCTCATGATACCCAGAATATCACGTAAGTGCTGCCAGTTCCTTTCGAATCTGGTTACAAAGTCAATCTCACGTGCTGTGACATGAATATCATTACTCATAATAAGATTAGCTTTTGCTGCCATATAAAAAATCCTTTCTACCCATAATTGTTAAGGTATTGGGTTAGCGACTATACTCTGGCGCATAGTCGGTGTAAAAAATCACTGGAACAACTGGATATTCTGAGCAATTGCAGCCTGTCTCTCGGACGGGTCTTTGATTGCTTCAATATCTTTTTTGGTCATACTTCCCGGTGTCTGCTGCTGTCCAACGTGAGTGGTAAATCTTGCCTGATTCTGCTGAGCCTGCTGCTGAGATTCATCTACAAAAGCGGATGCGTCAGACTGCTTCATCTGTTCAATCAGGTCGTTCAGCCCAAGGATTTTACCGTCTTTCAGTTTCAATCCTGCTTCTTTGATGTCTGCCATGACTGATTTCTTTGCAGCTTCACTGGAAAACTTAACATCATCGAGCGCTGCTTTCAAAGCATCTGAGAAATCACGGTCATAGATTTTTGCATTAAACTCTTTTTCTGCATCTGCCGCTTTCTGTTTCCAAGTCTCTAACTCGGTTTTAACATTTGCCGGGTCGATACCGTCGAAACCTTTTAAGGTCTCCTCTGCTGTTTCAGCACGTTCTTTCCAGTCGTCGCGTTCTCCCTCAACTTTCGACAGAGTTTTTGCTACTTCCTTTGCATTCTTATAATGCTCAGAGAGTGCCTTTTTCACATCTGCCTGTTTATCCTCCGGGATCTCAATTCCAAATGATTTTAATGTGTCAATAAGTTTCTGCATATACATCCTCCTGGTCGTGTTTATTGACCTGCCGCCGCAGGTAAATGGATTAAGCCAGTTAGACCACTGGCAGGGTAACGGTGCATACACGATTCGAACGTGTGCAACATTTCTGTTGGATAGGTTAGCAACCTATTCTGCTACCACTACAGCAATGCACCATATTCAACCACGATTAGGATTTCTCCTTATTCACCATACTTGCAACCATATTCAGCCACTGTGACGATAAGTCTGAGCTTTCGGGAGCGACCCTGAGCTTCTTACCGCGGCCAAAGCACACATGGGAGTGTCACCCACAAATTTCACGGTTCTTTCAGAAAATGTTTTTCATAGCAGGAAAAATTTTTCTATGAATTGCCATACCGCTACTTTAACGAATCTCTTGTGTTATACCCTAATTTCTCAGGTTCAAGGCAAATCAGCTTAACGAGATTTCCGTTTAGTCTGTGGTCTCTCACACCACTCACATCAACGGATTATTCTTGCACAGCAAGCGTCTATTGTACGCCGACCACAAGGATTCTGCTTTTGGTCTCTTTATGATGATACACTACAAGGTGTGTTGGAAGTTCCTTCCTCCTCTAGCAGAATCACTTCTGCTAAAAAGATGGTTGATAGTCCAGTATCCCGAACTACTCTATCTTACATAACCCTGTATCTCAGCTAGACTGAAAATCTATCTGCACTGAGTTAATCATGTTTGAAATTGCAGGAGACGGATTCGAACCGCCGTTCTCAAGGATATGAGCCTTGCGAGATTCCACTTCTCTATCCTGCCTTAACCCGGATTCCCGGGTTAGCAAGGTATTTTACGTGCTATGCCTAAACACGAGACGTTTCGGGCTACGTCAACACCGCCTATACGGTCGCGCACCTCTGCACGAGTTGAATTCCACTGTTTAGTTATATGTGCTCACAAGGAGGTATGCCGCCATGCACTAACGGCAATGGTACGTGTCGGAAATTGCATCCGCTTTTCAACCTCCAGATTCCGCCAGAACCTGTTTCTGTTAAGGACACGCGCCTAAGAAAGGAGGAATCAATGAAAAAATGTCTATGTCAAGTGGCTACAACCACTTACGAATCTTCCTTATGAATACATTTTACCACAGAACCTCCAAAAAGTTGTGGTACATGTTTTAGCCAATTAGAGCATATCCCGGAGCTTTTCCACGTATCTTTTAACAAGATCACGTTCCTCCCGGCACTCCGCATCCTTGGACATATCGCTCATTTCTGTTGTGAGTTCATCCAGATGTTCTTCCAGAGCGGCAAGCATCTTCCTTTTGCAATCCTCAGATTTGCCGGAACGATAGCTCTGCTTCTGTGTCATATAGTCGTCATAAGCGTCTCTCCCATCAGAACGGCTGTAATGCCCTCTGACATAATGTTCACTACGTCTGGCATAAGAACTACCCCGATCGTAATCTGGCATCATTCTGCCATCATTTGAGCTGTATCTCCCCATACTGTCACGTTTTCTTCCACGTTCGCTGTAATCGTCATTGTATCCGCTACGCATTTCATCAAGGACAGCGTTGTAATACTCCGCTTTCTTATCCCAGTACTGCGTATTCTTGATATCTTTGTACATATCAATCAGCTTGTATGTCATTTCCAGATTTCCAGTGTTCAGCCCATTATCAGCAATTTTGGAAAGCTCATCCTCAATTCTTGTGCATAAGTCTTTAATATCTCTCATAATCACACCTCCTACGCTTCTCTGGTCACGACAATATTTGCGTTCACAACAGAAATTGCCTGATCGCTTGTGTTCTCCACTGCGATATTAACGCAACATCCGCGAGGTACATCAATATAGATGCCAGAGGACACATTGTTGTACTGGTCTACTGCTGCCGGTGTGGAAATCATCTGAGAAGAAAGAACCGGCTCACCAGATATTGCAATAGCCAGAGAGATAGCCCCGACAGTACCACCTGTTGGAATTGCGATATTGCCAGAAAAATCCACGAAGAATCTTGCTTTACACTGGTTGGTCAGTCCTCTCAGGGTAATGATTCCGCTTCCCTCTCTGTGCTGAATACAGTTAGAACCTTTGACTGCTGTGTTTGAAAATACTACGTTTCCATTTGCTGCTACAGTCTGAGCAGCTACATTTGTAAATTCTGCCATAAAAATACTCCTTTCATATCACAAAAGGACAGGTCTCAGCCTGCCCCTCTGTGTAATACGGCATAAGCCGACATTCGAATTAACCGAAAGATACTCTCGATATGAAGTTATCAGCAATTACATCCAGTGTTGCATCCGCATCCGTAATATGTGTTCGGGTTAGGAACCTGATATGCCGGAATCGGTGCCGGATTAATCGCATTAATAAGCTGCTGTGTCTGTGAAGCCATTGCAGTTGTGAGAAGTGCACTCTGGCGATCCTGAGAAGCGGCACGTCTGAGGTCGTTATTTTCAGCCTGGAGATTGGATATCTTCTCGTTGCACAGGTAATCAAGGATTGCCCTTGTTCCGGCGTTCTGACTGTCGATAATATCTCTAGTGTTGTTGTTCATAGTGTTCTGCAATGCACAGGTATTCTGTGCCATGTTGTAGTTCACGCCCTGGATTGCTTCTCTGGTTTCGCAGCAGCAGTTTGCAAGCTGCGCCTGGAGTGCATTGGTATTCTGCATATTCGCTACAGTGTCAGCGTTAATAGCCTGCTGGATACCGAATCCAGTCTGCATGATGTTGGTGTTGATTCCATTAAATCCGGTAAGCATACCGTTATTCATGGCATAGAATCCATCGCACAGGCCGTTGTTGATTCCGTCAAGTTTACTGATTACTGCGGAGTTATCAAATCCTCTCTGAATGTCCGCCTGAGTAGCCGCCGTGGCTGCATATCCACCGCCGTTGCCATTGTTGCCCCATCCGTTGTTTCCCCATCCGCAGAATACGAACAAGAAAAGCACGATAAGCCACCATGCACCGTCTCCGCCAAACATTCCATCATTTCTGTTGTTCCCGGTCAAAAGAGCAACGTCTGATGCTGTTAAATTTCCATCCATAGTTATAATCTCCTTTTTGTGTATTTACATTAATCTGGCCAGATTGTAATGTACTATTTCATGTTCTTCAGCAGATTTTGAAACTGTCCTGCCATCTGCTGAACTTGATTAAGTTGCTGCTGGGAAATCTTCCCAGACTGTAACATCTTCTGAACTTCTTCCTTCGGATCTCCTTTAAAATTCTGCTTAAACTGCATAAACTGCTGTATCATCTGCATTGGTCCGTTTCCCTGCGGCATCCCACCACCAAGCACATTAAATAATGGATTACTCATCTGTATTTCCTCCCTTGACTGTTGGTTCCTGCGCGGCATTAGCCCTAACAGGTTCAGAAAAAGAATTTAATCGGTTTATGATAGCTTCGTATTTGCCCTTCAAATCGTCATATTCCTGTCTGGTGACATATTTACTGTCCATGTTCTGAACAGGCTGCTTAGGTGGCATTTGAGTGCCTATTTCATGATACTCAAATGTCCGTAATGGCTGTGGCATGCCGGAAACGTCTGTAGATTTTATATAAAATTTCTCTGATTCTGAATCCATTAGTAAAACACTCGTCCCGGGTGCTACCAGGTAGGATTTTGCGCCGACTTCGCCAGATACCCACAGGATGCCATTGTTATTCTGCTGGGGTTGCTGTACTGGTTGAGCTGGCATCTGGACAGGCTGTTGCTGAAATTGGTTCATCTGCCCCGGAACGCCAAAACTATATTGATAAGGATTGTTATATAATGCCATCTCGTACACCTCCTATGACTTATTCTATGACTTTCTATGACTATTTTTACATAAAAAAAGAGCCTTAGACAGTTCGTCTAAGACCCATATAAGTATCTGAAAAGTATCAGCATACTTTAATTATTTTATTATTCACCCTCCGGCTCAATCGTTTTGCCGTCGATATACTCACATTCATCTGTTCAGCACAGTATTCAAGAGTGTATTCCTTGCACCTCAATCGGAATAACTTTTCCTCGTCCGGTGTAAAATTACACTCTATTAAGAATCTGTCTATATCTTTCTTCGTGAACACATATAATTTCATGAGCATACCCCTTATTAATGCAATTAACGCTGATTCTGTGCAAGATACTCCGTGAGCTTCTGCTTTGTTTTTTTTAACTCCTCGACATTATTCCCACTGATCTGACTGTCCAACATGGTTGATAGGACTTCAAGAATCAATGAATCACGCTCTGCAATCCTCTGGAGACTCTCGTAATCTCGTTTGTCATGTTCTTCCAGTCTCTCTACTCGCTTATTAAGTCGAAATGCTGGAGTAATCCATTTAAAAATTACAGCTGCCGCCCCTCCGACAATAGACACCCCTCCGCAGATAGAGAGGAAAATCTGTACAAATTCTGATATGCTCATTTAGCTACTCCTTTTCCCAGTAGTATACTGGGATCTCATTACCACTATCCCATGTATCGTAATATTTGCCGTTCTGTACCGTCACCACATGACCATCTATGCAGAGGATATACGTACCTGTCGGATGGTCTGTGCAAAAGTCGTTGACTGTATAGATATATCGCTCTGATTGTTCAATCAGTTTGCGTCTGTATCCATGCTTGTAGAGATACGCTCCCCAGACATAATTTGCGCTTGGCATATCTGACAGAGCGCATGCCTGTATCATTAATCCGGTAAAAACCGTTTCCCAATCAAAGTCGGTTGCTTTACATATTGCCCGGACAGCACAATCTCCGACTCGATTCCCAGCAGGATTCGGATTGTAATATTCCCATCTATCCATCAGTCAATCCCCTTTGCTGTTTTATATCTCTTTGCCGCTCCTCTGGCTTTTGCGGCGTTCTGACGATTCCACTTAGCGATCATGAGCCGGTCTTTCAGTTCCCTCAGGTCGTTCTGCTTGCAGTAAGCCTTGTATGCAGCATTTTGTTTCTGTAAAAGATAAGATTTCCGGTCAAGGTCTTGCTGTAATGCGAATTTTGCCTGTTCGTCCTTGCAGTTATCAACCGCCGCTTGCATTCCAAGGACTTCACGCTTTGTTTTTCGGATTCTTCGCTCATAAGTGCGCTGTCGCTGTTCTTTTTCGTACTGTTTACCTTTGTTGGCTTTGTCCTGCGCTGATAGTTCTGTATAGGGATTAAATTCTCCATCACTGGCTCCAAAACTATGCCGACAGTTGACCCCTGACAATCCACTCGCCGTTCCATATCCGGTCAATGAGAACGGTGGAAATTTCTTGCTCTTGCCAGAACGAGAGTATATCTTGCCTTGCCACCATGCGTGATTTCCCGGATTCTCGCCGCCGTCACCTGTTCTGGCTCCCATGTGAGCACTGACCAGAACTAAATCCCAGCCCATTTCTTCCATGCGTTTGAGGGATATATCTCCAGTAGCCTGAGCCACGCCAGTTCTGACAGAACGTGCGACCGCTGTTTCGATCGTGTCTTTTCTGCCAGATGGATATGTGACCGTAACACCATCACTCACAACGTTATTAACTGCCTCTTTGATGGCTTGCGTATATCCAACTGCCCCAGTCATTACATGATTATATGCAAGGTCACATTGCTCGACATAGAGCCTTTGAGCGGCACTTGCAGTTGTTCTTGTGAAGTTCTTCCATTCGCCCATAGTCGCAAGCATATTTCGCTCCATGAGTCTTATCATAGCTGGCGACTGTTCGAGCGGCACAGGGCTTAATCCTGCTGCCTTATATACCTTATCATCGTAATTCATTGCAGTGATTCCGGCATCTTCAAACGCTTCAAGGAGTTCCTGCTGTTCACGTTTCGTGTATCTGGATAATTCCGCCAGAGTGTCCTCTAACAGTTCACCAGATTCCTGTAACGTTCTGATTCTCCACGCATCGGCATTGGTCAGAATATAATCCTCACCTCTGCCGATTCTTGCCATCATTCTCGACACAATCTCAGAGATGATATACTGATGCAATTCTTCAGCAATCTGCTCACTGCCCTCTGTAATTCTTCGCAAATATTCTGGACTAAGCATAGTATATCACCTCTTTTGATAAAAGTTGTGGTACATGTTAGTACTCTTCTCCGGTAATTTGCTTATACTGCTCCGGGGTAATTACACCTTTTTCCGCAAACTTGTGAATCTGTTTTGCCGTGTAAAGTCGTAAATTGAAAAATCTCTTAATCTTCTCAAACATCATGCTTCCTCACTTTCTAATAATGTGTCAGTCATCAGTGCCGTATACATGACCTGTGCCTCGATACGATCTTGCTGAGTTGGTTGTTCTTCTGGGAGTTCCGTCTGAATCTTCTCCAGTTCGGCAATCTCTTCGGGCGTCATATCTCTATATACCATTCCCATCACTGGTACTTCACGGGTACGGGTTTCTTCATGTTCTTCAGAGATGAGGTTACCTTCTTCGTCGTACTCGGCTGGGATGGTTACTGTGTAGGATTCTGTACGGGTTCCTGTTTGTTTGTATTCTGCTATTTTCATGCTTTTTCTCCTAAATAAGCAAGCTCACTTTTGTTCCGGCTGGATACACGCATCCATTAGCCATGCGGAGGTTAATGTAATTAATTTCTGTACGTATTTGCGAATTATCCTGATAGGCTCTACTCATTTGTCCTGTAGTAAAATTTGTGGAATTCCCAGAAATGTCAGCGTATACCTCTTTGTCTTTGATAAAACATTCTACCGTCAGGCAGCGAGTTCCCGATGTGCTAACTAATCCGCTCGGAATTAATACAGCTAATGCATCGTCAAGTTCAATATACAGTGGACTGCTTTTCGTTACTTGTGGAATTTCAAATCGTAAAATACAATATTCTAATTTCTGTGTTTCAGGGAAGTTAAAACGAATTGATGCCGCTTCTTCCTCTAATATGACACTTTCGAACAAATCAACATCGTATCTTTTTATGACTCCTATTCGCTCTTTGGCGGCTTTCTGCTCGTCCGCTGTCCATGCTGCACCTTTTCCATCACACATGGCGGCTTTGACGGCGTAGTCAAAGTTGGAACAATCAATTTCTTTTCTAAGACGTCTCTTATTTACATCGTCAATGCTTGCGGTATTTACTTTTAATCTTCCTTGTTGATTCATCAGCCCAGTAGTATAGTCCCCAGCCGAGTTGTCGGTGTATACCAATCCAAGAGTATCATGCGAAGATATTGGTATCTCCGCAACTCCATCCTGCACGATACTCTGTCCATCAATCCGCACATCCAAGTTGCTTCCACCATCATCAGCCCACTCGCAGACGAATGTGCCATCTTCGTTAACTGATCTGATTTTGAGGATTTTTCCAACTTCGGGAGTTGGAGGAGATTCAAGAAATCCGCTGTCATTTTCTAGCTCAGATGTCTTTGTTGGAATCTTTGTATTATCTGGTAAAGCACCGACGTCTTCCGCAGTATATGTCGGTTTTTCTGGTTTTTTCGCCCAGTCTGGAACTGTTGGGTCGGTCTCTTCAAACGGGTGTTCTTGCATATACTCACCGACAGCTTCTTTGATTTCTTCCGTAGACGCACCGCCCGTCATGTCCTTCGCTTCGAAATTTGTCGGTTTGCCATCTGTGCCGACTTCTTTTACCGCTATTACCTGTCCAACCTTTGCGGACTGCGGTCGGGTGATTTTCTCTGACAGGTCAAGATTCAGATTGTCACGTATTTGTTCTGTATCTTTCGCTGCTTTTTCTGCCCGATCAGCCGCGTTATTGACCGCTGTAACCGTTTCGTGGAAAATATTCGGTTCCGGTGTTGGGTCTACGCTTGGATTCTCTGGCTTTGGTCGGCTGTACACCGGAATAGTAATTCTGTACTCTGTATTGCCGGATTCCTCGTCAGTCACATATATGAATGCGTAAATAGAAAAATCGCCAGATTTTCCGTTGTTTTTCAGCAATTCATCTGGAATCTTAACAGTTGTCATACCATCTATTGTTGTTCCAACTCTTGACAGTGTGCTTCCGCCTCTTATGTCAAGGCTAAAATGTACCTCCGTAGCTGTTGGAAGATTCTGTCCTGTGATGCTCAATATCTGACCGTAATCGTATTGCCAGATTTTACGGGTTGTTACAAATCTATAATCTAATTGTACTGGTATGATATTATTGTCCATTTTACTCCTCTCCGAATAATGTCGGTTCGTCTGGCTGAGCTTCTTCAACCATTGCTTTTGCTTCTTCCTCAGTCATTCCCTCGAATTTCACAAAATACAGCCATGCCGGAACCCTGTTAGTAGTCACATACTGCCACCATCTTGCACGATCGTTTTCACGCACATACAGAATGTCTCCAAAATCATAATTAACTTCATAAGCTCCGACTGGTGCAAGTCCATACAGGTCAGCATAGACGTTCAGTGCGTAAATAACTTCGTCCAGACAGGATTCCAGTTTGTCTCGAACATCTTTGATAAACTGCACTGTTCTCTGCTGTTCCGCTTCCACTCCCGTAGCCGTCTGAATACCACTAGATTCATTGAAAACAAAGTACCCATTAGAGAATCCAATCTTGTACCCTAACTGGCTTAAAAGAGCATTTATGCCGCTTATACGGGTATCAGTGTTTAGAATCGGGTTGATTTCTTGGTAAAACTCTTTCTCATCCTGTCCGAATACATTTTTCACATAATCCGGCAAGCTCATTTCTTTGCATCTGTGCTCCATGGCCTGCGGTGTCATGGCGGATACTGGTGATCCGCTCGGCATCAGCAGTCGGTCATCTGCCAGAACGGTTCTCTTAGAATCAAGGATTTCTTTTGCATTACGGCTGTATGCAATGTCCAGATCTTTCAACTCTTCGATAGCTTCTGCAAATATCGGAAGCCCAAGCGGTGTGCTAATGTCTACATTATTCGCTTGTGGTGTCCGCAGCACTCCGTACAGAGGTCCATCCAGCTTCTCACCGTTTGCCTTGAGAATTGGTGGCGTGTCTTCCATGAGGTCAGCCCATTTGGTCTGTTTAAGGTCAATCTTATCTCCGATGCTCTGAGGAGATTTTGATACGTAGGCTCTGTTGGAAACGTAGTATGGATAAGTTATCACTCCATCTATTGTAGTCTCAACAAACCTATGATATTCAAGCCTTGTATAGTATTTCCTTCCGACAGTATAAGAATCCTTAAATATAATCCCTTTGATCTCCTGGTTGTCATAGTCTACAATCATCACGTCTGCCGGAGTAAATACGTCAAGGCTCTCCCCATTCGGCTTGATGAAAACCGTTCCGTAAGCACAACTATATTCTACCCAGTGGCGTATCTGGAAATATACCTTGTCAATCTGTTCCTGCAACCATGTAGCCCTTGCGGAGCCATCTATCTGAATGCCAATCGCCAATGTTGTGAGCCGTGCTGTCTCTGAGCAGACAGATTTCGCGAAATTAATCGTCTTGATATTATTCTTATCATCTAGCCATTCCGGCGCACCTCTGTAGATGTTCGCGCACCGGTTAATCAGAGCTTCCATCTCTGGGAATTCTGCTGCCTGGATGTTAAAATCCTCTTCGGCTTGTTTTTTAAAAATCATGTTAAACCACCTTTTTAGCGTTGTTATAAGTCCCATTTAATCTACCTTTTAAAATCCATCCATCTTACAGAAGTATCTCGCACAATAATGTCTTCATATTCTACAATTTTTAAGATTTCGTTAATGTCTGATGAACCATATATTTTTAAACCGATGCCTAAGAATTTATTTATTTTATCTGAAAAGTACCTATCTAACATTTTATGCACTGTACCCCCTCCTGTTAAACAACGGCTCATAAGCATATCTAAGCGCCGAGATTGCATGATCGTTTCCGTCAGGATAACCGCTTATTACATTTCCCTCTTTGTCCCGATCGTACTCATATTCCGTAATTTCCTTGTATGCGTTCGGTGTTCGCTTCGGGTCAATGACTATGGTCTTTGTTTGCAAGAATTTAAAACCATACTCGATACTTCCCGGTCCCTTGATTGCTCCTCTGGCAGGAAGTCCGGCATCCCGGAAGTCGTTCACGGACTTAGGTTCCGCGGAATCGCATATCATCGTATAATCGTCATAGCCTTTTTTCTTGATCCAATCAGCGGTCTTGGAGTTGCTCCATTTATTTACATATAGCTCGTCAATTAGATATATCTTCTCTCTGGCAGAATCGTAATAAGTTCGGAGATAGCAAAAAGCATCCGGGTACCATCCATAATCTACGCCAGCGAAAATACGATCCATGTGGCTAATCTCTTCATCTGTAATATCTCTGATCTCCAGATATTCAAATACATTTCCGCCGTTTCCATTCGCTATTCCCATATATTCATGTTCATAAGCGTTTGGATTGACTTCTTTCAGATGTTCTGCTTCGTCAATAAATGGCTGCCCCAGCCATCCTTTTGGCACGTCTAAGTAAGTTGATGAATGAACTATTCTGTTCTCTTTTGGTTCGAGAACATACTTATTAGCCCAGTTATTCATTGTTTTTGGTGGATTGAAGCTCTTAAATATCCATGCAAGGTTACCGCCACGAATCGCAGACTGCTCAATCTTGCGAATTTCCTCAGGTCCTGCGAATTGATCTAACTCCTCAAACCAGAGAATACCAATATATCCGAATTCAGGGTTGATAGATTTAATCTTGTCAGGATCATCGGCACCACGGAAGTATATCTTTTGTCCGGTTGATTTCAGTGTAATCTCCATAGGTGATAACTTAGAATCGAATTCTTCTGTAAATTCCTGCTTTCTAATAGCCCATTTGATTTTGTTATACACAGAATCTTTAATGGTGTTCCCGACCTTACGACAGACAACTGCATGAATATCATGGTTGTTCTTCATCAACTCTACTATAGTCATTCCAACAGTGGTTGATTTCGTGGATCCACGGCCACCTTTAAATACATACTCCAGATGTTTCTTGTCTCGAATATCTCTAATAGCCCAGTGAAAACAATCAGGAATGTTATACAGATCCATGTGATACGGTTTCGCATTTCTAGCAGCTTCCTCTGCCGCTTTCTTTTCTTCCTGCTCTTGCTTAATTTTTAATGTTTTTTCCAGATCATTCATAGATTTGAGCTGATCGGAGAAGTCCGGGGCGAATCCGAATGAATCGGTCAGCTCACCTCTTGCGATCATGGAACGGCGTTGCTGAATTTCTGCCAGAGACATAATGTCAGTGCCTTTTTGTTTTTCGATGAGAGACTGTTTTTCAGCTATATATGCTAAAACCTTATCATTTCTTATCAGTCTGCTTCCTTCCACTTCATGATTTTTGTATCCAGCTCTTCTTGCGGCATCAGATGCATTCCCGCCATTTTTTATATATTCATGCACAAACGCTTTCTGTTTAGGAGTGAGATTCATTTACCCACCGTCCTTTGTATCCGGGATAAAATATCTTTCAATAATACTCTGACTAACATCTATTTCTTGTCCAGTTTTACATAATACAAACATATTTCTAAATTTAAGCTTGTCTGCAAAATTATCCCTTATTTTTTCTATGACGGAAAACGGAGGTATTTTTACTTCCTCTCCTTTTCTTGTTACTCCGAGTTGACTTGCTCCACTTAATATATACTTATCTCCCACCATCATTTTCTGACCGCCTCCCATATTTCTTTTAGGCACATGACTACATCATACTGGGATGCAGTTCGTAATATTTCATAATCACAATCTTTCCATTCACCACGTTTTGTTGGTCTGAATACTGGCGTTGATATGATCGTTACTGTAATTAATCGTTCCTGCTCATGGCTGTAGAATTGTGATGTTCCGATTTTTATAATTAATCCGGTGGATAATATAGCTTTTTGAAGTTTTCTTGTAACTAATTTTAAGTTTGCCATATAATCACCTCATTTCTGGCTATAAAACCCCATAGTAACACTTCTGAGTATATTCTATCACAGGTCAGTAGAAAAGTTGTGGTACATATTTGAGGAATTTTGCAATAAAAAGAGCCGGTAAATACCGACTCTCTAATTTTATTCATTGCTTTGTAATTTTCTGATCGTCTCTCCCTGATCTCCCGGGCACCCCATGAAACATTCCGGGCAATGTTCGTAAAATGTGCATCTGATGCAGTCATGTGGACTGATTGAGCTGCAATATTGATGTAGTACTGCGAATGCTGATATGGCGAGCTGTGGGGTTATGTCTGGTGGCTTAAACATCATGTTTTTGCTCGCCCTGGTCACTTCCACATTATCATCTTTGAACTTTATAATATCCCCATTGCATTTTATCGTAACTTCGTTCTTTTCTCTGTCAATTTTAGGTATAGGTTTGTTATGTGTCATCTTCTTCACCCCAATCTAATTTCTGCCCGCACCTGTTACAATAATTATTCATGCCAATATACGCATGATGCACCATACTGGAATGAAACATATCTTCTGGGTTATCACTGTTACATTTAGAATCAACATCGTCGTCTGAAAAATCAATGATATGTAATCCGCACGACGGACATATGCAGGCGTACAAGTTTACATTGTGATGACAGTCAAATCCAACATCTTCGTATAAAACTTTCTTCGGAATCTGCTTTTGAAGCGCCTTAATAGCTTCTTGTCTAGTTTTTAAATCAACCATAACTAATCCGTCTGGAAGTTCTGGGGCTTTTAGTTTTTTAATTACTTCTTTCGTGTCCATAAAATCCCTCCTGTTTGTGATTCTTTGAACGATTCCGTATCAATATAAAGTTTTTTACGTTTGCCACATTTCTTACATTTAAGGCCCAACTCTCCTGAGTTCGGCCAGCAAAAATCAAATTCATATACATGCGGCTTGCAGAGGCATTTGATTTTGCAACCATTCTTTCGCCATCTGTTGAATTTGTTGATTATTTCATGCAAAAGTATGTAAGCAGCAAGTCCAACTACGCACATTCCCAGTATCATAAAAATTTCTTTTATCGCTTCAATCATTCTTCTTCATCTCCTCCAACTGTTTTACTGCTTTTCTATAATCTCTATTCGCAGACCGGAACATCATCAAAAGTATTTCAGACACAGGCCTTGTCCGGTTTCTTCGCTTTGCTTTTTTGACGCATGTAAGATCATTTGCTTCTGGTACATATATTCCTACATAATGTGGAATTTCAAGGGATACCGCAGCGTATACATCTGTCGGCATAACCAGGTAGTTATAATCGCCAACAAAATTCAACCCATGACCAGAATGAAAATCTTCAGCTGATGATTTAACCTCATAACAATAGCAGTCACCTTTTTCTATCCCGGACACACTATTATTTGCTGGCACGAACCGCATATAATCCACTCTGACCGCATGATCTGTTGAATAATCGAATGTCACTTCTTTCGCCCAATAAATACGTGGATCATTGTGAGGATTGATTTTCTTTTCAATCATTGCTGATAGTTTTGCTGTAATCTCAGGTCTTGTCATTTTGAATCTCCTCTAGTTTCTTCTCAGCTTCCTCACGGGTGAGAAATACTGTTTTACCAATCGCTGATAATAAGATTGAAAAGTTTTTCTCGCACTCTATGTAATCACTTTCTGGCCCGGTCTCATCATCAATCCATTCATATAACCACTTCGCCTTAACCGCAATTTTTACCCAGTTCCTTTTCGCAAACCGGAATGAAACAACTCGACCTTGAAAATATGAGGGAATCTTATTGTCTACGTCTTCATGACATACCATATCCTCTATTGGAAGTATTTCGCTATCTACATAAACAATATCTCCGACCTTACACGGTAGTCTCACAAGCAAGCCCTGTTCTTCTAAGTCTTTATAAGACTTTAATTCTTCCAACAGTTCTGCAACATCTTTCAACCAATACAATTCTCCCTCTTCGAAACAACATCCATAAGTATTTTGATGATACGGGCAGCCAACCGCTTCCTTCCCACTGATATAATCTCTTAAATCCTCGCCAGTTCCACAGACAATGCGTTTATATTTATCGTCTTCCATGTGCTTAAAATTCTCGTGGTCCTTATAGCAGTCGCCTTCTGTATCTTGACTGGCAACGCATTTAAGTGCCTTTATCATATCGTCAAGTGTTAATCGCTCCATTCACTTCACCTCTTCCATCTGACTTTCTACAGTATCTGCAAGTAACTTCAAGGACTTAATAAATGAGTCCGTCAATGCTGTTCTGTCTGGGTATTTAGTGAATGCTCTGACAAGTTTTACTGCATCCTTGATTTTTTCTTCATCTTCGATAATTTCGGATGCTTCAAACACTCCTTTATCACTCCAATAAGCAACTGTTCCATTATCCTTAAAAATCAAAATATTTGGCAGTTTGATATTCCTAGACGACAAACTGACTTTATCAGACCATTTATCAAAACCTTGTAACCTTGCAATGTTAAGAATATTTTCATATTCTTCCTGTGTTTTTACAAACACGCTTTTTCCTGTTAAATCAATCATCTACTTCACCTCACAAAAATATATTCTTTTCTTCGCACTTTTTCGCGCATTCTTGACAAATAAAAATTTCTTTCGGATGCCTAAAGCAACTGTCATTAAGTATCGGATAATCAGGTTTATATTCTGTAATTACCCACTGTCCGCAAATATTGCACTTTCTCATACATTCGCTTCGAAATGTTGCCATATATATTAATCGCCTCCTACAATCTCATCAATGCAGGCATTCCAACCAACCGCAATAATATCTTTTTGTGATTCTACATTGTCAATTGGAACGATATACTCTTTTTTCTCCGGCAATGGCTTCAATGGACACCAATCAGGTCTAATACTCAAATCTGTAATATCTCTATTGTTTACTCTACAGAACTGGTGATGCACTCCACTGCGTAAAACGCATAAAGCACAATATTTTGGCGTGTTTATCACTAATACTGATTTACTCATGACTCCTCCTCAAGACAACAATACACTATTGGATAGCCAGTATCACAATCACAATTGTTATAATCAATGTCTTCCAATGCTTTACTTTTTGCTATTTCCTCGGCTTTTTCTTTTGTATCAGCTTCAATATCGTCATAATCAATTGATAAGCTCATTCCGACACTTACATGCCATTTGCTCATTCAACTCCACCACCTTTCACAATTTCGATTGCTTTTATCAATGCGTCCAATCTACACTTGCTCGCAAATTCAAATCCCGTCCCCACGTCTTCGGCCAAAAGCCGTTTTGCTTCTATTTTTTCTTGTTCTAAGGCTTTCACAACCTTATCCACATCAAAAACTGTCGGCTGTTTGTTGATACAATCAATAAATTCTTTCTGGTCAGAGCTAATACTTGTTCCAATCTCCCATATTTTGATGTATTTAATTAATTCGTCTGCATCAATCAGTCTGCTCATATTCTATTCTCCTAACTGTTTTAAAATTTCTTTTGCAATTCTATTGCTTTCCTGCATGGAAATCCCCCATCCATTATATTTTCTGTGACATTCATCACAGTTCCATTCATCACTATCACTTTCTTTAATTTCAGCATTGAATCTGCAATTATCACAATACATATGATCGAGAGCACTATAAATGATGTTTGCAATATCGTCTTGTTTGCTATTAGCATCGTCTACGTGTTTCTGCCTAGCTAAATATTCAAATGCTCTCAGCTCATTTTTCCCGACCCATTTAATCCATGCACCGCAATCCCCGCAATACAATCCTGTATTATTCCCGGCTTTCTTGACAAAAAGGTTTTTACTATTACACTTTGGACATCTATATTCTTTCATTTATTCATCCTCCCACACTCCCAATAGCCGCATCCTCTCATACAGTACAGCGACGGTCTTGCGCCTGTATCCATAGAAGTCCTTCGGGTTCATCGGAATATATCTTTCTTTGCTGATTTTCCTATAGCTTTTCCGGTGCAAGATATTCTCAATAACCATATCTGCTATCACCGTGTTTTTTGGGCAAGCTGACAAGGCGGCACCGGAAAGCAGGTATCCGTACTCTGCCGGGAAGTCTTTCAGCATCGTATTCAGTTTTTCAATGTCCTCTGCCGGAATACCGTAGTCTTTCAGCTTTTTGTTCCTTGTCAGCATACCGTTCTCCTTTCTATTTGTCTGAGTGGTGCTTGTCGTACATGATCGCCACACATGCAAGACCAACTATTCCAAATATGACTCCAAGGGCGAATCCTAATAAGAATGTAATCATGCTTCTACCTCTACAAAATGCTTCCCTAACGTTTCTTTCGATATTTCAATCCATCTGTTAACATTTACTCCGTCAAGATGAATTTCTCCATCGATAATATTTTCATTTCCTACTTCGTAAACTTCGCCTACCTTAATTTCCATGTATCCGTCAACGTAAAATCCATCATCATCGTATGTATCTAACATGAATGCTTTCACGCATTTATACTTCATGCTTCTACCTCCTCATAAGTTTCTCTGAATATATCTGGTTTACACGGATAAAATTCACCGTGAACACCGCGGATGATATAATCACCAATATTCGCCAGATGTTCGCCCTCAAGTGTCTTAATAACCAGACCGCCCGGAACCTTCCAGTGGTTAATATAGAAATTCTTACCTTCTGCCGACATGTACTGGTCTGTACACTGATAGTCCGTCAGGAAATCGAACATTTCTCGATGATTTGTACCAGTCCACTGTACTGCATCAATCACAACCGGTTTCTTTCTGTACTTCATACAACCACCTCACTATCCGCTGGCATCTGAAATATCGTTTTTTTCATAAAATCTTTTCTAATAGTTTTTGCAATTAATGTATTATCTTTTCCCCTCTGAGATTCATTAGCCGATTTGCAGACATCAGGAAGAAGAATTTCATTTAATTTTGCATCTGCATATGCATCCTGAATCATATCCAGTACCTTCATGGCTTTTTCTTTTGCGGAATAATGACCAATTGGGCACACACAATCCGTTATATCAAACCCTTGTGCGCATTCCCAGAATCGCAGCTCTCGTGTATTGTTAAGACTGATCAATCGGCTTTTATCCTGACTTCTGATTAACATTTTGCGCCCTCCTTATCTTTCTCACAGAATCCTCTATGTTCGTGCACTGAACACTCAATTACAGCACTACTGTATTTCATGCACGTGAGCTTTTCTCCTGTCAATTCGCATTTGTGTTTTCTTGTATTCAGATACTTACAGCTTCCGTCACAATAGCTCATTTTTCGCTCTCCTTCTTTTTAAATTCCATCTTCAAATCATAAACAAACTGACAAAGTTTCTCTGCAACCTCATCCGCATTCTCTACATTTGCAAGCTGTCTAACATACTGCTTACCGCAGATAACACAAGTCAACTTTCTGATCGTTTCCCAGACCTGCCACGAGATAATAGAAGAATCGAAAGCTTTTGCCATAAGAGAATATCTTCCATTTCCGTTCTCATCTCTGAACCATTTTTCTCTTGGTGCTTTTAATGTGGTTGCAACATCTTCTCTGGTAAGGCAACCTTTGTATTTTTCATCCATACGTTTTTCCAGTTCGTCCAGAAGTTCCTTCTTTTCCTGTTCTGTCATTGTGTCCTCACTTTCCATAACTTTTCAGAATTTCTGCAACCGCATTAATGTGCTCTGATAATGCGTCTAAATTTTCATCTTTAATTACTCTCAGCCCACGGCTCGACTTAAAATCTTCAATGGTATATACGCCATCTCTGATTTCCTTAAATTTCTTTGCCATTTCGCTTTCTTTTATGGCTTCAGAATCATATTTATAAAATGTCTCATATCTATCGTGTTCTCCGAACTTGTCGGTTTCAATTTTGGTTCGTTTAGGAGTTATGCGAATAATCTTTGCCGGATACACCATGACGTGCCTAAAAGTTGTTCCCCATCCGCACCGCACTTCTCTTGCAACTCCAACTACATCTCCGACTTTTAAATCGTCTTTATTTATCGGGTTTAATTTTCCTATTACCATCCTCTTGTCATCCTCACTTTCTCCATGTAAGCAACTGACACGCTATTGTGCAGTTAGTACATGGCTTTAAACTCCCATCTTCTTAACCAGATTCTTATTCATCTCGTCAAATCTTACATCTGTGTTCTCTTCAATGTCCTGTATCATGCTCAGAACGCTCATTTTACCCTCATTTGCCATTTCAACGTACTTATTGGCAGTTTGTACGACTGCAAGCAAACGCTTCGTGGAAAAGCCATATAAACGTCTCAAAGCCATCATGGTTGTGACAGTGTTGATTGTGTTACTCCAATCTTCACCAACAGTGAATCCATCCTCGTAGGCTTGCTGCTCTACGTCTTTTATCTGTCTATAACAGATCTGCATTGAACGCCCGAACGCCTGAGCCGCCTGATTAGGAGTCTGAACAGGAAATCTGGTCTTTTTCTTGACTTTTAACTTGCTACTCATTTTTCTTTCACCTTTCTGAACTTGTATCCTGTCACTCGGTACGCTCGTGGCGCACCAGGGTTGTCTGTCGCAAGCAATCCACATTCCAGTAATTCACCGAAATGATTCTGCACGGTATGGTTAGATATGCTCAGCCCTGCTACGATGTCTGGAATGCTTGGCGGATAATCATGCTCTTTCAGATATCTTACGATGTACAGATATACGTCTTTCCTTGTCTGAATACCCTCATAGTACTTTCTTGCTGTGTTATATGGCATTTCTCTCACGCTCCTTTCTGTGAGTATCATCAACCCATTTGACAAAAGCCATTGTTAGATAGTCAACCAGACTGTCTGGATACACTTCGCGAAGCTCATTTGCTCTTTCTGTCAATGCGTGCCAGTATTCGTCGTTGTCCTCAATGCCATAAAATTCTTTTATTGTCTTCCAAAACTCCGGCATGAACTTATGCATGATCGGAATATCTTTAGCTTCTACTTTCAATCCCTCACATCCTTTTTTGTATACAATATTCTGCACACTGTATACGCTCTTTTAATTTTTAAAAATTATTATATATTATATATATTAGGTATATAATATGAGTAACCGATAGTAACCGAAATGTAACCGTCCAAAAATCCGCAAACCATTGATTTTACTGCATAGTAACCGAGTAACCGAGTAACCCTGACTTTCTCATATAGGGAAACTTTTATACTCAATATGTGTATATAAATACTCATATATATATATGTAGAATCAAAGGTTACCTAGGTTACCCGGTTACCTTTTGGACGAATTGTTTGTCAATCAAACACAATATCATCCGTAATCTCAAAATCATCATTGCAATTCACGAATCCTTTTGGAATTTCATCTACAATTTTCAAGAACACGCATTTGGTGACAATTCCGTCCAGCTTCTTCGCTTTGGTCGGATAACCCCTGCTGTCGGTTTCCACAAGCCCCTTCTTAACAGCCCATGACAAGAATGCCTTTCTGGAGAATTTTCCAATTTTGCACAGATCATCAAACGCTGCGCTATAGATTATTGCGGTTGACGTCTTCTCTACCAGATCGTTGTCAATAACTCCCCATCTTTCTGTCTTGACATCCGGGTTATCATCGAATTTAATTCCATTCATGGCAATCTTATCAACCACGAACCAGTAAGCACGTTCATTTTCAGACACCATTTCTTTCTCTGTCAGGAGACTCTTTGCTGTCTCAATGTCAATGTACTGACCATCATGGAATAGCTGATCTGTTGCAATTTTATCTGCTGCCAAAATAATGCTCATCGAAATGCTCTGCTTCTGCATCTTGTCATCGTCCTGTATAAGCCCCTGATAGTGCTTTTGTAGGGCTTTTATATCATCAATGGACATTTCCTTGACTGCGTTCACAAAATCAATTCCTGCATATCCGTAGTTCTTTTTAAGGGTATCTGTGGTGAGCTGCGGATCATCAAAAATCTTTTCAGAACACTCAACCTCAATAATTCGGTTAATTGCTCCGCCTTGGCTGACATATCCGGCAAGCGGACGCTCACCATTGGTCAGAATGCAGTTCTGCCAGCGGTTCTCCCGATTCACGCCCAGTTCCTTGTTAGAACGGCTCTTTCCTTTCCCTGAGCATAAATCGTATACAATCCCTTCAAAGTTATCCCTGATCTTGGCAGATACCTTGGAAGTATCATCCAGAATTAGCGGAAGATTGTTGAGCATATCAGACTTTGCTTCCAGAGCCACATCTGTTGTCTTGAAGTCTCCTATGTATCGTGATTCGCCTGGATTCGCCCAGACAGAAGCTCCCAACATAAGTGTTACGGTCTTGCCGCCCTCAGTTTCTCCCCAGAGGTCTACAAAGAACGGAAGGGCACCGACCAGTTTGATCAGAATACTAGCGAAGCTTGCAGCCAGCATGATTTTCGGCTCTATTCTTCCAGTAGCACGAACCTTCTTCACGTGCTCATACCATTCTGTTCTGCTGCCACCTACGCTGATACTTTCGTACAGTTGCCGGAACCTCATATCTCCATCGAACACAATATCTTTGTCATAGGGAAGAAAATAATCCCTAATCCACCCGATTTTACTGGAGGAATACTGAATGTTGATATAATCGTCATTTGCATTCTCGACATCTGACAGATATCGTACAAGAAACTTCGCATTCTCAGATGTCACTGAAATCCCAAGCGCAGATAAGCCAACGATTTTAGTAGATGATGCAACCATGGTTTTTGGCACAATAACCTCGGACCATTTATTATTCCTCTTATAGATTAGCTTTATCTGTTCTTCTCCGGTCTCCAGATTCTTCATTCGTTCAATCGGAAGAATAGGATGATAACAGGCTATAATGTCCGGCGATCCTGGATTCGTGTTTGAAATTCTAATTCCATCATCATCCGCTACCCAGTTAAGGCACTTCATCTTGTCATATTCACAATCAGAGAAGTTCGTCCACTGATCCAGCATAGATAACGTCCTATTGCTTTTCTCTTGCTCGATTATCTCTTTCTGAACCTTGGTGTAAGCTTTTAGTAAATCTTCAAATTTCTTTTTAACTCCAAGCTCTTTCGCTCTGTCCAGAAGAGTCAATGTCAAACGTGCCTTGCGAATCTCATCTTCTTGCTTGAATATCTCATTAAACACTTCTTCTTCCAGAATTGATTCTGATGTGAGCTTGTTAATCTGTTCCATTTTCTTTAATCACCTTCTTCCAATCCTGTTAGAAATCCATGCTTATATAATGCAAGCTGTAATTTGTTCCATGCTTCACACCAGCCATCTGATAATGGCTTTACTCTGCCAAGAATAGACCTGTAAAAGTCAATATTGGACAAACATTCCTGCAATTCTTCGTTTTTCTTCCGCTCTGCTTTCTCTCTCATTTCTTTTTGCTTCTGAGCGTGATATATTGCCATTCTGGACGAAAAATCAGGTTTATGGTATGTTCCACCAAGAATCTGAAAGGCTGTCTTAAAATCGCAATTATCCATATTCTGAACGAAAGTAAAAATATCTCCTGACGCGCCACATCCGAAGCAATAGTAGCTGTCTTTGTAAATTTTCATTGAAGCAGTACGGTCACTGGGATGAAATGGGCAACTGATAAAGCCAGCTCTGTTCGGAATCATCCCGTATCTGGAAAGAACATCTCTCATGCTGTTCTGCTGTTTAATTGTTTCTTTGTCCATCCGACAGAATCTCCATTATTCGTTTTCCAGTATTTTTCTTGTCACAAAATAGGAACTCAACGCCATATTTTCTCTGCATTGTGCATAGAATTTTGTACAGCGTATCGCCGTGCATAACTTTCTGTTCTTGCTCAATCCAGATACCATTTTTCTTAACACGCTTCTTCGCCCTGGGATTCTCCCACCAGAGAACATCGTCCAGCTTTTCGATTCCTTTCCCGTGTTCGCATAAGAAGGCAAGTTTTATTCCTGCTTCATTTGCCCGGATAATTTCAGATCGGAATCTTTCATGCTGCTGACATACATTTCCGCATAACTCTGCAAGGTTCTGTTTTCTATCAACTACCAAACGCGGGTTATCATAATTCATGTAATCACCTACATACAGCTTTGACACGAACCATTTTTCCCCTGCCTCGTCAAATGCCTTTTTAATGCCATCAATAACTTTCTGATGTTCCCTGCTATCAATCTGTATCAATTAAATGGCATCTCCTCGTCGATACCGTCAGGAATGCTCATAAAGCCGTCCGGGTCGGCTTCTGGATGTGGCGTCTCTGACTTCTGTTGACTCTGATTAGAACCTTTGCTTTCACCAAACTCAATTTCCTCCACAACAATGTCCGTTGTGTGTACATTCTGTCCATCACGATTGGTGTAACTGCCGGTCTGGATTCTTCCAGATAAATCCGCTTTCATGCCCTTGAAAAAATATTTCTCAATAAATTCCGCTGACTTTCCGAAAGCGATGCAATTCAAAAAGTCTGCTTTCTGATCAGAACCCTCTTTCACGAATCTTCTGTTTACCGCAATAGAAAATCTTGCGATAGACGTTCCCTCGTTGGTATACTTAATCTCTGGATCACGTGTAAATCTTCCTGTAAGAATTACTTTGTTCATGCTGTTGCTCCTTTTTCCGTATGCTGTTTATCATAGTCAATTAACATCTTGAGACATTTCAGTCCTTTTTCCTTAGTAAGAGATTTAATATCGTTTACCTTAAAACGAGCTTTAATCTGTTCTGAAAGTTTAGCTTCCGGGTACTTATCAATAATGTTTTTAATTGACATAATAGTCTCAGAACTAATCATCTCGGTTCCTTTTGCCGGTTCCTTTTTTTTGTCAGACGAATCCTCACTGTTACCCGAACAATCATATTTAGTCTTGCTTTCTTTCCAGTAGACATCTGCTCCAATGCCGAGATTTTTGCAAGCTACTGACAGCGCATCCGTTGTGGCCATCTTATAGCATTCGTCAGACACGTAAATTCCGTTTCTTTCTTTTGTTGCTAGTTTACTTCCTCCAGTTCCGGAAATCGGCTGCGACCATTTGCTTTCGTAAAAAACATATAGTTCGATCATCACAAAAGCGCATGTCTCATCATTTATGGTTTCTGTCCATTTATTAACAGTTTTGTAATACCATCCGATTCCACAAGGCCCGAACTGCTCTGTCAGACATTTAATTCGCCACATAGGGTTAATATCTGTAAAACCTTTTAAACGTCCTGCCATAATCGGCTTCTGAGCATCTTTCGGAACTTCTCTAACATGGTTATATAATTCAAGATTTTCCACTATCATTCCTCCTTGTCATAAACCACATGCTTGCTGCCCTCAATAATCAGCAAGCTTGCAATATCTTTCATTGATAAGGTTGATTCATTGTAGATTTCAACCAGCGCGTTGTATGCGTCCGGCGAAACTTTCACAACCGGGTTATCCTTATCAGTTGCAGGCTGTTTCTTTCTCGCCGGAATACGGATTTCAAAATCACTCATTGCTTTCCTCCTTATATGCTTTCTGAGCCGCTAAAAGCCCATTCAAAGCCTGTACATAGCTTGCTAGCGTCCTCGCCTTGTACTGTTCCTCTATTGGATTATCTGGAACAAGCGCGAGCTGAATATCAATCAACCTCAAAACTTCCTGTATTCTTTCGTTCATAGACTGGCTCCTTTAATTGCTTAAAAAAGCAATAGATCGCGTCTGACTTATCTCCCATGCCCGGAACTGTCTTGCCGTTCTGAATGGAATCAGCGGCGTGATACTCAAGATGGTCGATAAACATGTCTGGGTTCTCCCAGTCGACAATTGGTGTATTTCGCTTGTTAAGCTCATCCAGAAGAACATTTACTGCCAAAACCATATTCCATTTTGGAAGAAGCCTTAATTCTTCAAGATTCATTTAACGGACACCTCCTGTTAATAAGCAGTTCCAGAAGACATTTCTTTGCATTTTCATAATTCTGAGATTCAGATTTAAAGTCGTAAAACTGACATAAAGTAAAATGCTTTACGATTTCCCTTGCATCATTAAAAACGCAAATATAAACTACAGACATGTCATCATCCGCCGTATAGTCAAAATTCACATGCGCCGTTGTTTCATTTGAAACTCTCAGACACAACTCAAATAATTCCTTAATTTTCTCCTCGTTCATTTTTTCTCCTTTTCATAAATTTCCTATCAGAACCAGGCTCATAACTGCCGCTGCCATGATTCTGTCAAGTGCTCCTGACCACTCCCAACACGGCAGGAACGTCATCAGAATTCCTATAGCGATCGCCATAAGTACTTCCCTTACGCGAACCTTATTCATTTTTCAATTCCTCCAAGAATCCACGCAAGGTTGCTTGCCACCAGTGCAGCGGTCGTCACAATCCACGCCGTGAACCATTTTTTTGACTTTTTCTTGCTCTCCTCAACGATTTCGGTCGCAAGTGCTACTTCGATGTCAGTCCATGTTGGCTGATTTTCGTTTTTAATTTCACTCATATCTAGCTAATTTCTCCTTATTTTTTCTTATTTGTCTTTACAATTAGCAGATAGAGGCTTATAATTAACCTGTATCCACTAAGGTACTTTAGTGGGTGCAAAGCTCCGGGGTGGAGGTCTCAGCTCCCTCCGGGGCACTCACTTATTAAGAGCAGCCTTGCCTTTCCAGACATGACCAGTCACTTCATAGACTTTCCTAGGGCTTATGATGTATGTGATTCGGCCACCGGAAAGGCTTTTTGCTGGCTTGTTATTCTGCACAGCCACGCCAATCGGCAGCCATCCGTACACAATTCCTGCTCTAATTGATGTTACAGGAAGTCCGATCAGTTGACTCGCATCAGATACGCTCATACTCTCTGATGAGAACTCCGGCATCTGTGGAATGCCCGATATGATTCTCGCAATCTCTGCGGCAAACTGATGAACTTCTGCATTTTCTTTGATGTAAGTATCAACTTCGCTCATTTTATGCTTCTTATCTTCTGAAGGCTTATCAATGCGTGTTGCCACGTCTCTGATAATAATTTTATTTTCTTCTGACAATGCACTCACTCCTTTCTTGTGATATACTCTCCTACGAAAGGAGAGATGTTATGGAAATTTCTGGTTCACAAATCAAATTGTTAAAACGTCTTTATAAAACTGATATACCGTTGTCTGATTTTTCCGAATCGGAAAAAGGAGAAATAGAATATCTTGGGAAACGCGGGTTCATTAAATACAGTAAAGAAGATACTGATTCAAGAATCACACCAACCATTGTCTGCATTCAGTCAGCTGGAAAAGCTTTTTATGATTCTTATGCAAGAGACCGCAGACGGTGGTATATCCCTGTTGTTCTGTCCGTTGTTGCCATCGTAATTAGCTTATTTGCACTGTACAAATCTGGACAGGTAATCAATGTTTACATTGACGAAAACAAAATGAATACGGTCACAGCTGAGAATCCTCCAGCAAATGCAGATAACAAATAGGGGAAATTCGGATATCTGTAAATGATTGGTAATCCGTCACCATACTTGCGCAACGCTCTGTGTGCTTGCCTAGCCATTTTCCCATGTGAATAATGAGGGTCACTGTTTATGGAATCCAGAATTTCCCATTTTGTCATGTTGTCATATTTTGACGGTGTTCTGCGGAACATTTGTTTTCACCTCCTTGCGTTTCAATTATTCACTCCCTTCCGTTCTGGCATCCTTGGCTCAAGAAACTTATGAACTTTCTTTCTGTGCCTTACTAGAATCATCCGACTTATTCTCAGAAAAACTTTCTGTCTTGCCAAGAATGTATCCCTTGTCAAACTCTGACATATTAGGAATCGCGTCTTTCAGCTTTTCAATGATTCTTTTTTCTTTTTCAGACATATACTCACCTCTTTTCTTGTGATATACTCCCAGTAGATGGGAGGTGATTAAAATAAATCAAATTATTTCAATTTTAAAATCGGCTAAAGGAATCATTACGTTTGAAAATGTTTCTTTTATCCTTGGGTTAATAGGGTCTGCTGGAACTGTATGGAACTTATTCCAATCTCGAAAAAAAATAGAGTTTATTCCTATTGGTTTCAAGTTGAAAGATAATAATGAGTTGATTGTTCATTTTGAAATCATCAATCGTTCCAGAATTGCCATATCAATCGTAAATATTTCTTACGTGTATAGTGGAACCCATTATTCATGTTTAAAAGGGCGCGCTATTGGTGAATCAATTTATCACGAAAGAATGCAACTAAAGAACCTAACAGACTTCTATACACAACCTTTTCCGCTACAATTGGTTGGACTTGGCGGTACTTCGGAATATATTCGATTTGAACTTCCGAAAGAAATTCATCCAGATTTTTCCAAACCTCAGACTTTTCAAGTGTCTGCCAATCGTGGAATGGCAACTGAAATGAAACTTCTGCTAACTGATCCGGATTCATCCAGTTTACATAAATTTCATATTCGGACTTCAATTCGCTCTCTCTTTCAAAAGTGGTTTTCAAACAATCACCATTGAAAGTTTGAGATATCATTTTTTTACTGCCGAGCGGACTGTATTTCATGTTTTCACCTCCTTGCTTTGTGAGTTTATAATATCACGATGTGAGTTATATGTCAACACTAAATATTGACTTTGTGAGTTTTTTATGATATATTATCATTGGAGGTGAGGAAAAGTGAAAGACAGAATCAAACAAGTGCGCAAATCCCAGAATCTCACTCAGACAGCATTTGGAGACATAATTGGAGTAAAGGGAAATACCATTACTAATTATGAAACTGGTTTAAGAAATCCAACAGATGCTGTTATCAAATCTATATGCAGAGAGTTTGGAGTGAGTGAAGAATGGCTCAGAACAGGAAAAGGAAATATGTTTGTACCCGGAATTAAAGACAAACAAATTTCTGCCATGCTTGCAGACGTAATGAAATCTGGAGAAGATTCTTTCCGGCACCGTCTCGTGTCTGCATTAGCCAGATTGGATGATGAGGGATGGGACAATTTAGAAAAACTTATTGACATGATTTCTAATAAGTAA